GTCGCTTTCAATATTGACCAATTGATTGGATACAATTTGATCTACTGATTCAAAAGTTTGAATATCAATAGTAGTATTGATCTCAACTTCTTTCTTTTCAGGAATCAGTGTAAGTTCTCTAATGTCGTAGTCGGCAATAAACTTTTCTTTGATAAAGCTAGCTTCTTCGTAACTGATATCAATGTCAAGTCCTACACGAAGATGCATCTTACTCAACAATAAATCATCAGCTTCGTCGATCAACTTGCTGAGCTTTACAGTTCTAAACTTAGGAGCATCTAGCCAAGTTTTGTAAACAGGTTGTTTGCCCCATTCTAATATCATCATGCCGCGGTCATCATCCCATGCATCTGCATAGTTATGGGGAAATGCATTGCCAATGTAGTGCATGTTCTGTTTAACTTGACGTTTGTGAAAGTGTCCGCTAAAGCCTAGTTCGTAACCTTTAAAGCTGTCTAATTGAATTTCACCATGATCCGGCATTTGCACCATGGCATTCATAAAGAAGCTGGGCAGTTCAAAGTGACCAAATATATATTTGCCACCTTTCTTGCCGATAGTTTTCCACTCATCGCCTACTAACCATGGGCACATAGTAACATCACCTATTGTCATAGGCTTGTGTACAATAGTAACGCCGGGAATATACTTGCCAAACTCTACTGAGTGAATATCACGTTTGTCTTTGTAGTACAAATCATGATTGCCAGGAAAGAAAAAGAACTGATCAAAGGCAGCACCTAATTTTTCCAAAGCCCTCAAGCTGTGATCCATTGTAGTAATGTTCAAACTGTTGCGGTTGTGATGCCAGTCGCCAAGAAAGATGCCTGTATCGCACCCTTCTTTCTTGGCTTCTGCAATGTACCAATCTACAAAATCGTTGCAGTCTTGGTTGTGTACTTGACTGTTTGACTTCAATCCGAAATGAATGTCAGTAAAACAGGCTGTTTTTTTAAATAAATTACTCAAGATAATATCCTTACTGACACAGTATAACGTATTGTAAACTGAAAGTCACTCGGTTTCGGCATCAAATCTTTTCATAGCGTTAGCATGATCGCCGTCGCTAGTTCTAGTGTAGCTAGGATTCATACCATTAATTTCAAGCAGATCATCTCGAATGTTTTGATTGCGTTTTTCCAAGTTAATAATACGAACAAAGCTATTAGTTACAGCGGCTGTAAAGTAAGCAAACGGATTATTAGACTTTGACTCGTCAAACTGTAGACCAATTTGGGCAAGTTGTAAAATAGCCTGCCCCTTCATTTCGTCGTTGTAAGTGTAACCTCTAACGTTACCCCTAGTAGCATAACGCTCGCACAGTTTGATATACATCCGTGCTAGTGTATTTGTAATCTGTCCGTGATCTTTATTAAATTTACCAGTATCTAACGGACCCTTCCAGTGACTTTTTCCAACACATTCTAAAATATCTTGATCGTTAAACTTAAAATGTTGGAATGGAGGAAAATTTACTTTATCTCTATGATCAGCTACACTTTTGGGATTCTTTTTTCTAGTGCCATTTAGCGGAATATGATCGAATGTCATGATTCTAAACACTAGTTCTTGTTTTGTGATTTTTTTATAATCTACTTCGCACTCTGCTTGCTTAACTTTTTCGCCGGCAGCTTTACGTCTTGCATATTCTTGATCCCCTAATCGCTTGGCTTTATTTCTTTTAGCTTCTGCAATAGTTCTAATGTTGATTTTATCAACATTGGGCAAGATAATATCATATTGGTGATAAGACGGATCGTTAAACGAACAGAATGTGTTTTTGCTTTTGTGAATTTCTTCTAGTAGATCTTTGTTATTTAAATAGTTAACTTTCATATTACTCCAAGGGGTTAGCGCATTATAATATATGCAGTTTATTTTGTCAACTAAATAATGGATAAATGGAGATATATAATGCTACCCAAAATTGAATTGCCATCCCTTAACCCAGCTAGTTTGATTTCTGGAGGAATCGCTGCAATTTTTGGCCCATCGGACTCATCAAAAGACTGGCGTGTTAGACTTAGCATTCCTGATATTAAAGGATTTAATGATAGCACAGTTCTAAAACCTTTGAGAGACGTTGGCGGATTGATATTTCCCTATACTCCTACTATTCAATTAAGTCATACAGCAAACTATAGTGATGTTGCAGTAACTCACCAAAACTATCAATTTATTGCTTATGAAAACTCTAGAGCAGATACTATTACAGTGTCAGGTCCTTTCAACGTTGAAGACGGACAGCAAGCACTTTATTGGGTTGCGACTCTGCATTTTTTAAGATCTGCTACAAAAATGTTTGCAGGAACAGATGCAGATGCCGGCAATCCTCCTCCCATATTAAAATTCAATGCATATGGAGAGCATGTATTTAATAATCTTCCTGTGGTAGTAAAAAGTTTTAGCATGGATCTACCTTCAGATGCAGATTATATTCCTGCTGATGATAGTGTGTTAGGATCAGTTGCAGGAGCACTTGGAGGTGCAGTAGGCAGTGCTATAGGAGGACTGTTAGGTAGTGCTAAAACTTCTAGAGTTCCTACAAAAAGCACATTAACTTTGCAACTACAACCTGTTTATAGTAGAGAAGCAGCTAGACAATTTAGCTTAACAAAATTTGTTAGTGGCGGCTATGTTAAAACTGGAGGTTATGTATAATGGCATTGTACAGTTCAACCAGTCCTTGGTTTACTACTCCAATAACTGAAGACTATCTTGATTTATTAGCAATTCGTCCTATAGCAGCCGATCCTGATGACGACAGGTGGACTATTACTACTCCTTTTATACACAGGCCGGATCTTGCATCACAGGCACTTTACGGTACTCCTAAGTTGTGGTGGGTTTTTGCTCAACGTAATATGGACAGAATTAAAGATCCTATCTTTGACTTTGTTCCAGGAGTTGAATTATACCTTCCAAGAAAAGAAAATTTATTTGCTTCTTTAGGTTTATAAAATATGGCTACGACAAAAGTAACAAGCGAAGGCGCCGGATCATCAGCACCAAAATCAGCAGCTCCTGTTTCAGGATCACCTCCATTTATTAATGTTCTTCATGATTATGCTTTGTATAACTATGTCTTTACTTTATCAGTTATGTCAAACAATGACATCAACGGTTCTGATTATAGAAAACAAAGTCTAAGTGATAAAAAAATTATTTTAAGAAGTGCTAGCGGACAACCTGATAATCGAGTATCTACAGTTTATACTACTGCTGTTAATCCTTCAGGCAAGTATGATTTCTATATGGATGATTTACGTCTTGCTTCTGCTGTTGGATTCAAAGCCGCAGGCGGAAATACAAATGCAACTTCTATAAGTTTTAAAGTTACTGAACCTTACAGTATGGGAATGCTTTTCCAAGTATTGCAGATTGCAGCTTTAGAAAATGGGAACACCAATTACACAGAAGTTCCTTTGTTACTAACAATTGAATTTTATGGACACAAGACTCCTAATGAACAAAACATAAAAATTCCTAACACAACAAAATACATTCCAATGCGTATTCAAACGCTTGATATGAAAGTTACAGCAGCTGGTTCAGTTTATCAAATAGAAGCATATCCTTGGACTGATAAAGCATTTACAACTGTTCATGCAGAGCTTAAAACTGATGTAGCTATTGTAGGTAAAACAGTTTTAGAAATGTTAAAAGGCGGAGCAGCAGGACCTGATGCAAACAAAACGCTTGAAAATGTTTTAAATGCTAGAGCAGCAGAAATTATTCAAAAGTCAGGAGATGACAACGCCGCAGATACATATTCAATAGATTTTCCCGAGTCTCCTGATCAAGACGGCGGGTTCAATAAAATTGCGTTAGCCAGTATGGGATTTGATACTAAGCGTATGGGTATGCAACCTTTTGGTCAAGAAATCAGTGTGTACGATGCAGCTAGTGGAACTTTTAAAAGAAGTAAATCAGTTATTGATCCCCAGAAAACAGAATTTAAGTTTGCACAAGGCAGTGATATCATCAACGTTATTAACCAAGTTATTTTAATGAGTGAATATGGTCGTGCTGCACTTGAAACAGTTGATGAAAACGGTATGGTAGATTGGTGGAGAATTGAAGCAAGGGTTATACAAGTAGATAATCAAGTTAACTCATCCGGTACATATCCTAAGAATATTCGATATAGGGTTATACCTTACAAAGTTCACGTATCTAAATTAAGTGCGCCTGGTACTAGTCTTAAAGGTAAGACTAATCTAAAACGTCAAGCACTAAAAGAATACAACTATATCTATACTGGCAAAAACGTTGATGTACTAGATTTTGATTTACAATTTAAAGCAGGTTTTTATACTGCTATGAGTGCTGATAGAAATTTAACTGGCGGCGACGCTGCTATTGGTGCTCAATCTAGTACAGCAGTAGGTACTGCTCCTGCAACTAAAGAGTTTGTTTTAAAGAATGAAGATTTGTCTAAAGTAGAATTACCTAATAAACTTCTTGCTACAGGAATAAAAACTCCTTTAGCAAATCGAGGCGGCGGCGCTTTAGAAGATTTTAAATCTCGTGCAGCTAGACAGTTTATGGAAGCAGTAACATCACAGTCAGATATATTAGAACTTGATTTAACAATCATCGGAGATCCTTATTATTTGGCAGACAGCGGGTTTGGAAACTATTCTGCAAAACAAACAGAATACATGAATATGAATTCAGATGGCTCTATGGATTACCAAAGCGGAGAAGTTGATGTCATTATAAACTTTAGAGTGCCAGTTGACAATGGAAAACCTAATGGACTATACGAATTCCCATCAGGTACTGAATTATTAAAAGCATTTAGCGGATTGTATCAAGTTCTTACATTAGAGAATAATTTTTCTAAAGGAAAATTTTCTCAAACTTTAAATCTTGTAAGAAGAAGAAACCAAGAATCTACAAATAGAGAAGGCGGTCCAATTGCAACGGAATCGCCATTAAACCAAGAATTCAGCAAAGGAGCCTAATAAATGGCTATCGAAGAAAGAAAAGGCACGAATTACTCGCTTCCGAGTCCAGGACCGTACCTTGCAAAAATTGTAAGTCATTTAGATCCTACATACATGGGCACTCTAGAAGTGCAACTAATGCACGAGTCTGGCAACGACACAGACTCAACAGGTCAATTGCATCAAGTAAAATATCTAAGTCCGTTTGCAGGACAAACTAGTATTAGGCATATTGATGAAGGTGATGAAGATTATAACAATACACAAAAAAGTTATGGAATGTGGATGATACCGCCCGATATTGGCGGCATTGTTGTTGTTATTTTTATTGACGGAGATCCTAGAAAAGGATATTGGATAGGTTGTGCTCAAGATCAATATATGAACTTTATGATGCCAGGCTATGCTGCAACAAGTTTTGCTACAAGTAAAGAAACTGATAAAGCTAGAGTGCCGGTTGCTGAGTACAATAAAATTAAAAATGACAGCAGCGTAGACCCAACAAAATTTAAAAAACCAGCAACTCCGTTTGAAGGCACGCTAGATACCCAAGGATTATTACAAGATGATATCAGAGGCATTACTACTTCTAGTGCTCGTAGAGAAATTCCTAGTGCAGTTTTTGGTATAAGCACTCCTGGTCCTATTGATAAAAAAGGCAAACGAGGAAAGATAGGTAAAAAAGAAAGTCCTATTGATCAAGCTTATATAAGCAGATTAGGCGGATCTAGTTTTGTAATGGACGACGGTGACGATAAATTTATTCGCAAAACAACTGCAACTGACGGTCCTCCAGAATATGCTGCTGTCGAACAAGGCGAAACTGACGGCCAAAAAGAAATACCTCATAACGAATTAATTCGTATTCGTACTAGAACAGGACATCAAATATTATTGCATAACAGTGAAGATTTAATCTATATTGGAAACGCTAGGGGAACAGCTTGGATTGAATTAACTAGTGATGGAAAAATGGACATCTATACTGAAGACTCTATTACTATGCATACAAAAACAGACTTTAATGTCTTAGCTGATAGGGATATTAATCTAGAAGCAAAACGCAACTTCAATCTTAAAGTTGGCGGAAGTATGCAAACTGAAGTAACTAAAGATCAAGTTTTAATAGTAGACGGCAAACAAAATTTACACATTAAACAAGACGTTAACGTAACTCTAGGAGCAAAGTTAACAAAACATGTTGTAGGTAACATTGACATTCAAAACGATGCCAACTATAAAACTCTTACCAAAGGTAGTACGGATTCTGTAACTAACGGTAGCTCAAAATCTTTAGTAAAAGGCAGTTTAGATTCGTCTATAAACGGAA